TGGCCGGGTCGGTCGGCGACGTAGGTGATTTGCTCGCAGTAATTTTTGCCGTCCAATCGGGCGCGGAGTTCGTCGAGCAGTGCGCAAACGGTATGGACGATTTCGAGGTTGGGCTTTTCGTTCCAGCCGCCGATATTGTAAACCTCGCCAACCTTTCCCGCTTCGAGTACGCGGCGAATGGCACTGCAATGGTCTTTGACGTAGAGCCAGTCGCGGATTTGCTGTCCATCGCCGTACACCGGCAAAGGCTTGCCGGCGAGCGCATTGACGATCATCAGCGGGATGAGCTTTTCCGGGAAGTGATAGGGGCCGTAGTTGTTGGAGCAGTTGGTGTTGAGTACCGGCAGACCGTAGGTGTGGTGGTAAGCGCGCACCAGGTGGTCGCTGGCGGCCTTGCTGGCGCTGTATGGGCTGTTGGGTTCGTAGCGGTTGGCCTCAGAAAAGGCGGGGTCGTCTTTTGCGAGTGAACCGTAAACTTCGTCAGTGGAGACGTGCAGAAAGCGCAAGCCGGTTTTGGCCGTGCCCTCTAACCCATTCCAGTAAGCACGGACAGATTCCAGCAAGTGGAAGGTGCCGACGATGTTGGTCTGGATGAATTCTTCTGGGCCGTGAATGCTGCGGTCGACGTGAGATTCGGCAGCAAAGTTGATGATGGCGCGGGGTTTGTGTTCGGCAAGAAGGCTGGGTACCAGCGCAGCATCGCCGATGTCTCCACGTATGAAGATGTGACGTGGGTCGCCTTGCAGGCTAGCGAGATTCTCGAGATTACCGGCGTAAGTTAGCTTGTCGAGATTGATGACGGGTTCATCGGACTGATTCAACCAGTCGAGAACGAAGTTGCTGCCGATAAATCCGGCACCGCCTGTAACCAATATGCTCAAGAAGCCACCTCTTCACAAAACGGGAGGTGGGAGCTGATTTCAATAGGACAGAACTTGCTTGAATGGTCCAAAAGAATTTGGGCGTGTTGCTGCAAAGCTACCGCACTCTGGTGATTCTTGTCAGAACCAGAGTTGCTTTTCGCCGAACAAGTTGTATCTACCGCAATCGAGACCTTTTTGAGTTGATTCACCAACCCACCTCCACCAAAAAAAATTCCCCCGCAACACACTCAGACCCGCCATTTGGTGGACTGGATTGCGGGGGGGGGGTACATTGCAGCCTCCCTGAGAAGCTACCGACACCCTGCACTTACTTAAAATTATCCTGCTTATTTTAACCTTTAATGGCGTTTACGGGTAATTTTTATTACGTGCGGATAAACGCGAAAAAGCCCCCTGGCTCACTCGCGAGCATCGAGGGATGCCGGGTGAGCCAGGGGGCTGTGTGGTTGGGTGTTGCCGGATGGCTTAACGGTCGAGGCCTCGCCACTTATCGAAGCTGCGCGCGCCGGTGTAGCCGAGGTAACCTGCACCAAAGAGCCACCACAAGCTTTCGGGCACGGCGCCCAGCAGCTTGTTGAGGTTTTCCGCTGCCTGAAACACCTGCTGCGGCCACCAGATGCCGATGATGCTGCCAAGCACGCACAACAGTATGACGCCGTAGATCACATACAAAAAAGTGGGCCGGGCGCGGCTGGTCCATGGGTCTGCCGAGTTGGCTTCGGCCAGAATTGCGGACAGTGTGACTTGCATTTCCTGCAAGGCCTGCTGACCCTCCGCCTGAAACAAGGCCAACTTGGCCTGTTCGCGCTGGGCTGGGTCGGGAATAATGCGGTCGATGAGTTTGGCACCGGCTTCTAGCAAGCCGGGAAACAGCGACGAGACGAACGGGGTTATTGCGGGCATCACTGGGTACCTCCGAATAGTTTGATTTTGACGATAGTGCCGGCCAGCAGTACCATCACCAGGCCGGTGACCAGCATCTTGATGAGGGTGATGCCAGCGGTTTTCTTGGCTTCGTTGAAGGCATCGAGCAGGCTGCGCAGCTCCTGAATGTCGCGGGCGGCATCGGGACCGTCGAGACCCACATCGGACAGGGCGTGACGTGCGCCGCGCTCGGCGACACGTTCCAGCAGTTCTTCGAATTCATCGTGGGGCATGATTACCATGCCGTCCGCCATGCGAGGGTTAGTCATTTTTGGGCTCCTATTCATGTTTGATCGGCGGTGTGTACCGCTGGGTGTTCGGCCACGCAGGTAATTTCCACCTGCTCGCCGCGTGGCCGCACGGCGATGACTCGAGCTTGCAAACCCCAATCGTCCGTCTGGCCAAAGGCGTAGTGGGTGCGCTCGCCGTCGGTGCCGGTTTCGATGGGGATGTCGGGTGTTGAGGTGAAAACGGCTTGTTGCTCGGTGGTGCCGGGGGTGATGCTGTAGGGCCCGGCGACGGAGCCGTTGCGTTTGCGTAGCGCAATGACGTGGGTTGCTGGCGAAGGAAGAAAAGGCAACGGCTCGGAGGTGGTGGCTGTCAGCGTATCGGCATCCCACGCGACGATTTCGCCTCCTGCGCCCCAACTCGGCATGTCATGGGCGATGGCAATCAGATCGCCATAGGTGGGAATCAGCCCTTCCAGCTCTGTGCGAAAGGTGATGATGCGCCGCCGATAACGATTGGCAGCCGCGATGTACTGCCCTTCGCGTGTCGCTTGCGCTGCGCCGGTGCAGCCAAACAGCCGCAGCTTGGCTGGGTTGTCGGTGCTGGAGCCCGGTAGACTTACCGTGACTTCATCCGGCTTCCAGGTGCGGCTGCTAAAGAACTCCACCGTGACCGAGTCTGCCGTTTCTTCACCGGGCATGACGTATTGGATTTTGAGGCTGTTTTTGACGATGTTGCGGGTTGAGAACAAGGCGACCGGCAGGGTGCGATGTTCGTCCCGGACGATGCGCACGATGCCGCCTTGCAGGAATGGCACGGCGCGGCCGCAACGGGCAACGCGGGTGAGCGCTTCCCATACCGTTATCTGCTGGTCAAAGATGGCATCAAAAAAGTCGCCGCGAGCTGCCCAGGTTTGGTCAAGTTGATGGAGGGTAGCGAGGTCGATACGCGAATCGGGCAGTTTTGCGCCATAGCGGGCACGCAGGATGTCGGCGAAGGCCCAGGCGATAGAACGCGTTGCTTGGGGCGCACTCCAGGCACCCCCTCCCCCGCCTGCGGGGGAGGGGGGCAAAACCGACAGCTTGCGGGTGACAATGCAATTGATCAGGCGACTGGAACGCTGCGACAAGTTATCGGTGGCGCGCATGCGGATGGCCAGCAGCGTGACATCAGGCAGCGGCTGTGCCATAGCCACCGCGCTTGTCAAATAAGCACGCGCTTCGCCCCAGCGCACTTCGTGGCCAGCGCGCGAGTTGCTGTCTTTGGTGTCGAGCCGGGTTGCGCGTACCTCAAAGCGCCCTGGCGCTACCGCGTAGCTGAAGGTAAGACGCTGGGGCGTGCTGGTGGCGAGTGTCAGGATTTCTGTGCCAAGTGTTGCCCAGTCGCCCAGCGGATCGCCTGCGTCGTCAATGCGGCGTGCGTCCACCTGCCACGTGGCCGTGCGGGCATCCAACCCACCCGCGTCATTGGCAAAATAAAGCCCGCGCGGCAACAGAATGTCGATGCCGATGTGGGTGGCTTGGGTTTCCTGCGGGTTGAGCGCAAAACCGCCTGTCCAGACTGCGGCCAGCAGTTCTTGCCCGGCCACTTCGGCGGCAGTGACCACATCTGGATTGAACAAGGTGTTGCTGCCGCCGGGCGGGATGATTTGCATCTCCACTTCCTCGAACGCACTGATTGGCGTGTCCTCAATGCGAATCTGCTCGATGTCGTATTCACCGAGGCCGATGCAGTGCAACTGGTGGAGGTATTGCTCGTTGTTGCGGTATTCGCCATAAGGCGATGCGGCCAAGTCGGGATACACCAGATGCCGCCCGTAAATGACCGGGATGGGCTGTGCCAGCCGCGCATAGTTGCCCTGGCCCTGCAGGCTGTAGGTGGGCGATGGCTGCGCCATGCTGCCGCCACCGGTGGCGAAGGACGGCATGTTGGGTGTAGGCAGCGGCACCAGCGCGCTGACCAGGACTGAACCAGCCGTCATGATGATGGAGGAGCCCACTGCCGTGGCCAGATTGCCAGAAAAGCCCAAGCTGGCGCCCAGCGGCCCGCCGTAGACAGTGGCGACGACCATCACGGCGATCATCAGCACGGTGCGCAGAGGGTTTTTTCCGCCACCTCCACCGCCGCCGCCTTGGGGTAGCGTGACGAAGATCAGGATGCCGTCGATACGGGTTGTCGCCCAATCGGCACGCAACACAGGTGCGCCGTCCTTGATGCAAATGGTGGGCACATCGAATTCAGCGACGCCCTGGGTTTGCAGCCATTGGCGGATGGTGAGATGGGGGCTTGCCGGGAAGACCTCGCGCTGCTGTGGTTGGAAGGGGTTGCGCAGCATGATGACCGCAGATTCAAGGTTCAAGTTGCAAGATTCAAGTTGCATCGGTTGCCTCCTTGCCCCCTTTGTCTTGTATCTTGAACCTGTAGAAGCCTTCTACCTGCCAGCCGTGCAGCAGCAGTTCCGGCAGCTTTTGATAAACAACGCCGGCGTCTTTGACGGCGTGCAGTACGCCACTGCCATCGACGGCGAGCCAGACCCCGACATGCACCGGGTGGCGGGATTGGCGTAGCAGCACCGCGTCGCCCTCTTGCGGTTGCACGACTGGCGGTTCAATCTTTTGCCAGCGCTGCCGCTCAGGGTGGTGACGGAACGCGCCCAGTACGGCACGCAAGTCGTCGGCGTTGACCGGAATTTCCGGTAACTGGCGAGCGAAGTGTTCGCGCTGCACGGCAAGAAACAGACCCCAGCAGTCATAGCTATCGGGGCCGCGCGCACCGGCAATCCAGGGTAGGCCGATATAGGTTGCAGCCCAGTGCGGGGCTGTCATCGCGTCAGTCCCGGAAAGGTCTTGGCGGTGTAGCTGATGCCCGGAAAGGCCTTGTTGCCGACATCGAGCATCCGCGCCCGTCCGGTGATGCGAAAAATGTCCGCTTCGACTTCGGTGAGCACCAGGTGGATAGGTGGATCCATCTGCGGCCCTTGCAGATCGGTGGACAGGTAGGGCCTGTAAGTCACCACGATCACCGCCTGTGATTCTGCGGCGGCATCCAGATGTCGGACGATTTCGCGCGAGACGTTGTCCAGCGTCACGGTGATTTCGGGCACCGGCAGGGTGTCTACCGGCGGCAGGTCGAGTTCGAAGCCCATGGCGATAAAGCGCACCATCTCGCCACCGTTCAACGTTGCCGAAGATTCCAGGCGCGCATCCAGGTCGGCGGTATCTCGTACCACGCGAATGGCGGTGGTTTGGCCAAGCCCGTCAACAAAGGCGGGGTGGCGCAACTCCAGGGTGTGCAGAATGATCTGCTCGGAGGGCGCGCTGGCGTAGGCCTCTTGCAGGGCTTGGGAGAGTGCAGCATCTGGCATAGCTACGCTCCGGCAGCGGCAGCGGCAGCTGCGAGTTTGGCAACAGCTTTGGCGGCGGCATCGAATTTCTCATCAAAGCCCAATCCGGCTTTCTTCGCTTTACCTGCCGCCACCTGCTCGGCGACGAAGGTCACGTAGTTCGGGTCAAGGGTACGCAGGGCTTTGAACTCGTCATCGACAGAGTAACGGGCGCGAATGGCGGTGGCGATGTCCTGGTTGATTTGCCGGATGGCCGGGCTAACCGCCTTGAGGCCGGCCAGTTCTTCTTTGCTGGCGCGCTTGCAGCGTAGCCGTGGATCTTGCTTGGCCAGCGTATTGGCGAGACCAGCACCGGCGGGGACGGAGATGTAGCGTCGTCCGTCGAACTGACCGAGGTCGTCAATGGCCGGGCCATGCCATTCGGTCAGGAGTAGTGAAACGTTGGGGATGTCGTTGTAACCGTAGATGGTGTTTTTCATTGCTGGGTTTCCTTGGCAGTTTGGTTCAGACCATGCAGGGGCGGAAGCTGCCGTTGACGCCGCGCACGCTGGTGTCGCCGACGATGCCGTAGCCGTTGTAGCCAGCAGCGTAGAGTTCACCGCTGGTGGCAAGCAACCAGCTGGCCAATCCCGCTTCGGCATAGTTGTTGTCACCGGCTCGCAGGTCTTGCACGGTCACGCCGGCGGGCAGTGGCACTTCCTGCGCCCCATTGGCTGCGCCGAAGCCGTACCAGGACGCGCCGTGGTTGCCCCAGTTATTAGCGCCAGAAGCGGCCAGGCGGTTGTCGGATGCGAGAAAAAAGGCGGCGTTGTAGCGGGAGCCGCCACAGCCGATGATTTTGGTAATCTTGCCTTGCATGCCCGTGGGCAAGGCGCATTCCACCGGTGCGTTGCGCTGGGTGAAGTCGCCCGTGGCGCATGTACCCCGGTCGTTGAAGCCCCAGGCGAAGACGCGGCCATCGGTGCGCAAGGCAAAACTGCTGGTGTAACCGGCACCCGCCAGCGCGATATCCGTCACGTTGTTCAGGCCGCCTGCGACCAATGTCCACGCATTTCTGGCATTGGCATCACCGACGCCCAGACTGCCGCCCAGATTGCTGCCCACGGCATAGACCGTACCGTCGGTTTTAAGGGCAAGGGCCATGGCGGCGACGGAGCCGTGGTTGGTGCCGTTCCAGTAGCCGCCAGCTGCCGAGGCCACTTTACTGATGCTGGTGAGGGTGGAGAGTACCGGGCTGGAGCGGGCAACGGCATCACCCAGCCCCAGTTGGCCTTCGGCATTGCGCCCCCAAACCCACAACTGACCTGCCGTATTCCACGCATAGAGGGACGCCAGCGAAGCGGAAACTGTCAGGCCGGTCATGCCAGTGAGCGTACCAACCCGCACCGGCAAGGATTGATTCGCGGTAGAGCCATTGCCCAACTGCCCATCGCTGCCATAGCCGCAAGCAAATAGCTCACCCGCACTAGTCAGGAAAAAGACGCAGGTGTATTGCCAGTAGTTGTCGTAGCCCACCCGCAATCCAGCAATACTTTTGGGATTGGTGGTGACGAAATGCTCGATACGCCGCAGGTGATCGCGGTTGGTGGTGTCGCCGTGACCAAGATTGCCGTAGCCGTTATAGCCACCGGCATAGACATAGCCCTTGTTGGTGATGGCATACACGGCATAGCCGCCGACAGCGACTTCGGTAAAGAAGTCGTCGGCATCGAGCCGGGGCACAACCTCGACAGTGGACAACGGGCCCCTGCTGAAATCAGCCCAGTCGTACCCGGCAAGCAGCGCATAACCGGCCACGTTGCGGCCCATGATCTTGATCTGCTTGCCGCCATTGACGATGACCGGTAGCACCCAGTGCTGGCCGCCCCAGTCGTTGAGGCGCGGCAGCTTGGCCATGGTTTCGTTCGGACGGCTCGAAGGCGCGCGCCAGGTGGGCACACTGCCCGGCCCGGTGGAGATAAGGGTTTGATCTGCCGGGCCGGCAGGCAGTCGGGTTTCGGCTTGACCGTCGTGAATGAGCAGATCGCCGGTGGTAGTCAGCCGCGCTTGCGCGCCTTTCGCCATCAGCGACCAATAGACGGTGCTGGTGGGCAAGTTGCCCGTGTTACCAGTAGTTGGGGCGATGCAGATGTAGCTGCTGCCGCCGTACTCGACAAGATCATCGGGTTCGTAAGCCGTGGCGGCGTTGTAGCTGCCGCGCCAGACGAGTTTGATCTTGCCCAGATCAAGAAGATTGGCCATAACGTTGTCCTCGGAGCGGTGTAAAAAGTGGGGTTGTTAAAACGTGGCGACCATGTGCCCGTTGGCTTGCACGGTGAACTGGATGCCAGCGGGAGCCAGCAGCACGGTTATGTAATCGAAAGCTGTGAAAGAGTCGCTGCCTTGCTGGTCGCTACGCGCCAGTTGCAGCCGGTTGTTCACTCGTCGAAATCCGTAAAACACGGGGGCCAGCAGCATGGCGCTGTGCACCAGCTCGTAGCCGGAGGCATCGGGTTTGACGCGCACTTCCTTGCCGGCATCGGTGGAACTGATTTCCGGCAGCGCCCGGGCAGCGGCAGTTTCTGCGCGCAGTGCCGATGATTCGGCAGCAATGGCGGCAGCCTGTGCCTGATCGGCACCTTCACCGGCCTGCGCAAGGATGCTGCCTGCTGCGACGTTAATACGCTCATCAGCGTCGCGTAGCAGTTTGGCGACGGCTTTAACCGTGCCGCCTTCGGTGGCGACCGTGGCCGTATCCATCCCGTGCACGATCTGGTGCAGCAGGCCGCTGTCGGTGGTGGCTTGCGCCACGGCATTCTGGAGATCGGTTTGCAGGCTCATGGTGTGGGTGTTTGCGTAGGTGCTGGCGTTTATTGCAGGTTGTTGGGTGCCGTTATATGCACCAGCCGATGCAAGGTGGCAATGGCGACAAACAAGGCATCTGGTTCACTTTCGAGCAGGAGGCCAATGGCCCCTTCGTCGAGCGTGGGGCGTTCGCGAATTTCGAGCTCGCCCTTCACCTCCCATCGCCGGGCAGGCAACAGGCGTGCTTCAAACTGGCGGGTAAAGCGCGCCTCATGCGGCAACAGACCAAGGCCGCCGAGCAGCGTGATTTCGAACCACTGACCGCCTTCGTCGGCGTGGAACTTGTACCAAGCCTCGAACAGCGCGAACTGGTACTCGCCGAACAGCCAGCGCACGGTAATTCGCGTCGGCGTCTGACGGAAACGCCGACGTTGGCGTGCGGGGCCGGATTCCATTTCGGTACGCAGCACCGCTTCCTGTGGTGACACGCCGTAGCCTTCGACACTGGGTAGCGGCAAAGTAGCAGGCCAGGTGACCGGCGTGGAGGCGCTCATCTCAATGCTCCCGCTGCCGGGTTCAGGCCATAGCGACGCTCCAGCGTGGGCGCCAAGCCGGAGCCCTGTGAAATAGACCGTGCCATGCGCGCTTCCATTTGCTCGACGATGACATCAAGACGCATGCCACCACCCGGCTGTCGCGTGTGTTCGACCCGGGCTTCCACGCCACTGGCGCGGTTGATGACATTGACTTCGACGTTAACCTCGGGCCGCGTGGCGATGGTGCCGCCCAGCGCCCGCAGTTGTCCTGGGGTAAATACCGCTTCACCTTGTTTGGCGATGATCGGCACTTCGCCAGCAACCAGTCCGCCGCTGTGAAACCGTGAGGCTCCGGCGAACAGGCTCATTGATGCCGTGCGCGCTGACAGGGTTTCTGCGCCCACCATGCCACCCGAGTGCGCCACCATCACTGAGCCGCTCATCAAATCGGTAGCACCGGCAGGGACTGCTGACGCATCGCCACTGACACCCGAGAACAAGCCGCTGGCCCAGTTGGCGAGCGGCAAGGTGATCATGCGTTGAATCTGAATGCGGACCAGATCGGTGATGATGCTGTCGGCCATGCTCTTGAAATCCAGCTTGCCGGTGATGACAAAACGGGTCAGCGCGTCTTCCATGGTGCGGAACGCGCC